ATATTATGATTTTATATCGGATGAAATTAGTGGGTATAATTTAGATCAATTTAATGAAGATGAGTTTAATAATTGGTATAATAGTTTTTCATTAAATAGTTTTAATAGTTATACTTATTATAAAGAATATAATGAAGTAAATGAACATGGCATAAATTATACTATAATCTCTCAAATCCCCCCAGGATTTTATATTGTAATGGATAAAGGATTTGCCCAAATTGAAAATAATGGTGATTTTACTTTATATGCTACTCCATTATTATCTAATTTTAATTTAGAGGAGTATCTTCCTATTTTTTCCTTAGATAGAGGAGGAAAAGTTATAAAACTTATAAGTAAAGAAAAAGTTGCAGAAAAATTAAAACAAAATATTGAAAATCCTGGGACTTGGGGTATAATTTAATATATTTATAATTAAAATAATTTAAGGAAAATGCTATCTACTCTTTTGCAAACTGTTACCGATTTCGGTGTATTTAATGTTTTGACTCAATATGGTGTACTTGGTATAACAACCTTAGGTTTAGCTGCCGCTGTTTGGTACTTGTTGAAAAGACAATTATCTAGCGAGGAAAGATTAAAAGATAAAGTTGATACTCTTCAAAGAGAAATGAATGATTATATTCGCGAGGATCAACACAAATTAATGAGTATTATTGAGAATAATACGGAAGCAATGAAAGAGTTACGAGATATTATTCTTTCAAAAAGCCGTAGGTAAATGAAACGCTCTCAAGTTTATTCCTTGCTTTTTATATTTTTTATGGTTATGTTGCTAATGAATATATTAGCTTTAAGTTCTCACCAAGTTATTACTGAGGCAAAGTGTGATAGTCTTATAATCCAAAATGATAGTCTCCAGTACACCTTAGACACAATGATTATTAAGTAATACTCCATTATATTTATATATATGGATATAGATAGAATTTTTAATTTATTTATGTTACCATCCTCTAAAGGGGAAGAGGAGAATGCTAATATATCTGTATTAGATATATATAGTCACCCTGCATTTAAAATTGGAATGTTTAAAAAATGGGTTGTAAATATTCCTAATGCTATTAAGTTTGCTTTGCCTGACACTAAGAAAAATTCTGAAGTTGAGGATTTGGAGGATTATAGAGCAGCTGTGCGAAATCAGATTTTTAGAAAAGCTTTTGAGTTTTTAGAGGAAGTGGATTTTGAAACCCATAAAGATGTTATTAAAAACAATTTAGACCCGTTATTAAAAAAATCATTAGAACAAAGTATGAATCATTTTGTTGAATGTGAGGAATACGAAAAATGCGCAACAATAAAAAAATTCCAAGACCTATATTAAAAAGACTTGATTCTTTAATTTCTTTGTTGTATATTGTTGCTACGGGTTAAGAGCATAAGTAAATAGGGAATGAAAGGGAATAGGGTACCGAGGGGTGCGAAAAATAAAAATTTATAAATTATATGAGACATAGAGACTTAGTTGATCGTAAACTGGATACTGCTTTAGGGAGTATTCAAAAATTAAAATTCATTGTGCAACGTCAAGAACCAGTTGACACGTATGTGCAAGTATTAGAACATTTGCAAGAGCAAATTGAGGAAATTCAATCCATCATTAGAAGAGAAGGATTAGATGCTCAAGAAGGATTTGGCCTTTATTAATCTTGTTATTATATTATAGTTATGTTAACCGCTGAACAAATTCAAGACAATTGGGATTTATTGCTCAATATCATTGAAACTGAGATTTCTGGGGAAAGAGGAGAAAACTTATTATCCTTTTATACCCAATACTCTGAACGACTTATTTTGATGCCTGCATCATACAAGAAAGAATACCATAATGCATTCCCAGGCGGATATGTTGATCATATTCTTAGAGTTGTAAATTGTGCAACGGAATTACATAACTTATGGGGAAATATGGGAGCTAATACCTCTACCTATACTCGTGAGGAACTTATTTTTTCTGCTTTAAATCATGACCTAGGTAAAATGGGGGATGAAGATAACGAATCATATGTTCCTCAAACCGACCAATGGCGAAAAGATAAACTTGGTGAAGAATATACATTTAACACTAAATTATCTTTTGCCTCTGTTCCTGATAGATCATTATACTTACTCCAGGCTAGTGGAATTATGTATTCTTTTAATGAAATGGTAGCAATTCAGACTCATGATGGTTTATATGATGAAGGTAATAAAAAATACCTATCTACATATTTACCCGAACAAAAACCTAGAACTTGCCTTCCTTACATCCTCCACCAGGCCGATTTAATGGCCTCTCGTATTGAATTTGAAAATGAGTGGCTTGTTAAATTAAATAATGGTGAGACTAAAAAAGGTAATTTTAGTACTTCTAAAGCCCCAGCTAATACAGATAAAAAACAACCTATTAAACAAAAAGCTTTAGCTAGTGTTAAAAGTGAAGGTTTAAAAGGATTAATGGATGACTTTTTTTCATAATATGATTTTAATTTTATTGAATATTGCTACTATATTAGTTTGTGTGTTTATATATACAACTGTTAATCTTTTAAAGAAAAATGAACAATTAGAAGATGTTATTTCATCTCAACAACAATATGTAGATAAATTAAGTGAGACTATAACTCAATGTGATGATCATATTAAAAAAATTGATGAAAAAGGTACTTTTAGTTCTGACGATGAAATTGGATGGTTTTTTCAAGAAATTAAAAATATATCTAGTATATTAGAAAAATTTATAATTAATAAATGAAAAAAAAATCAATACCCTATTTTACTAAAGATACTGAAGCCGCTATTGTTGAATATAATGGATCTATAGATTTCGAACATCGTTCCAAGTTATATAATGATAGAATATATCATTCGTTTTTTAAATTAACTGAAAATATTATTCACACCTTTAAGTTTTATCATACTGAGGTAGAAAATATCCAAGATTTACAACACGAGGTTATTATATTTCTAACATCTAAAATACATTTATTTAACCCTGAAAAAGGAGCTAAAGCATATTCTTATTTTGGAACAATTGCTAAGCGTTATCTTATATTTCATAATACTAAAAACTACAAGAAAAAAATTGAGCATTTAGATATTGAAACATTTAAAAACGATGATGAAAGTCACTCAGTAGCTAATAAATCATTATATTATACTCCCGAGGTATTTGAGGGTGAAGGAAATAATGGTGATAGACTCTCTAATTTTATGGATAAGTATTTAATATATTGTAATGAAAATTTATATACTATATTTCCTAAAACCGAGGATGCACAAGTTGCTGATGCTTTTTTAGAATTATTTCGTAAACGTGAAAATTTAGATATTTTTAATAAAAAAGCATTATATATCTATATTCGTGAAATGGTAGATATAAAAACATCCCATATTACTAAAGTTTCTAAAAAATTACATTCTATATTTAAAAACGGTTATACTTTTTATTTAGAACATGGGTGCGTAAAATTTTAATTAATTTTATATTTATAACATATATTTATTATGTCTAATTTTGATATTAAAGTTTTTGGTAAAAAATCATTCTCCAACTTAATGGAGGAGATATATAATAACTCCAAAAAGAAAGAACAACAAGTATCTGCTTTAATAGCTGAGTTAAAACCTCTTATAAACGATATTGGCGATGCTACTCTAATTGTTCCTTTAATTAAGGAATATATGGAAATTGGGGTTAAAAATGATGAACATCTAATCAAACTAGCCGCTATTATCCAGCGTGCTATACAAAATAGTACTAATAATAGTAATGGTTCATTATCTATTAGTGATGATGAGAAAAAACAGCTATTAGATGAAATAAATAAAATTCAAAATCCTGAAAAATAATGAACTACCGTCCCGCAGTAGTAATTGATATTGTTTTAAATGAAAACAGTAAGTATTTTAATACTGTAGGCGGGTATAATGGAATTGGAACCCTTGCTTATAAAGAAATTAAAAATAACAAATATGGTGCTTTAGGATTTGCTAAACCATATTTTTCAAATTTATCCAATTACCCATTAATTAATGAATTAATTTATATTTTCTTATTACCTAATCCCGATACTCAAAATAATGTCAATAGGGAAAGTGCATATTATATTTCACCTATAAATGTTTGGAATAGCCCTCATCACAATGCTATTCCTAATATATTTTCTGATACTGACATTCCCGATTCACAAAAACAAGATTACCAACAAACTGAATTAGGAGCCGTTAGACGAGTAAGTGATGGTTCTACTGGAATTAATTTAGGAAATACATTTACTGAAAAATCAAATATTAAACCCTTAACTAAATATGAGGGTGATGTAATACTTGAAGGAAGATTTGGTAGTTCAATTAGATTTGGTTCAACCGTTATAAGTGGACCGTTTTATAATAATTGGTCTAAAGAAGGTATAAATGGTGATCCTATTGTTATTATACGTAATGGTCAACCAAATAATGCTGGGTCTGTTGGATTTTTACCTATAGAGGAAAACATTAATAGAGATCCTTCATCCATTTATTTAACAACAACACAAAAATTACCCGATTTAGATGGATTTGTAAGATCATCTTACGATAGTTATACAACCCCACCTATAACCCCATCCCAATACAATAAACCTCAGGTTATTTTAAAATCTGGAAGGTTATTATTTGCCACTGAAGATGACCATATTTTATTTAGCTCTAATAAATCTATTAATTTAAATGCACATGATTCTATAAATTTAGATACTCCTGGCGATATTATATTAGAATCATCTAAAGTATACTTAGGAGGTAAAGATGCAACTGAAAAAGTTGTATTAGGTAATACTTTAAAAGCTCAATTAGATACTTTAATAACGGCATTAAATACTTTTGCATCTATATGTTCTTCTCAAGTTTCCCAACCTTCGGGAACACAATTAGCAGCTATTGTATCGGCTGCTGAAACTTTAAAAAATGCTTTAGGAAAAGTTAATACCTCTAATATTTTGTCGGACGATATATATACTGTATAATGGCCAAACAAATACTTATAAAAGCAGTTAGAGTAAGAGGTAATGAAATTCCTAAGGTCCAAGGTGGACTTGATGGAAAATTAGAAATATTTAAAGAAGGTAAAGATATATCACTTTATCTTCAATCTGTAGCTGGTTATAGTCTATTTTATAGAATTAAATTTCCTAATGGTACTTCTGAAGATCTTAATACTTTAATAGATAATTATCTTAGCCAAGGACCAAAACTATACTCAGCAATCAGTTTTCTCCAACCCCCAAATTTTAAAGTAATACAAGATCCGTTTAATCCTGATATTATTCCTTTTCAAAATATTCCTTTATATACTCCTCCAGTAACACCCCAAGAAACTCCTGAGCAAATACAACAAAGAAGACAAGAAAAAGCAGCTCAACGTACTAAAGAAAATGCTGAATTAGCTAGAGAGCAACAAAATTTAAAAGTTGTTGAACAATCAATACCAGAAAATCAAAAAGCAAAAGGATCTGCTAAATTTGGACCACTAATACTAAAATTAGGATTACAAATATTTAACCAATTTCAACCTCAGATTATATCATATATAACAGACTTAGGTTTAAAAAATGCTGATAAATTAGGAGCAGACCCTAAATTTCTTCAAGATGTTTTAAGTGGCAATATAGATCCTAAAATTTTATTAGATAAATGCCCTCCTAAAGAAAAACTAGACCAAATTATTATTTTACGTAATAAATTAACAAATAGTTTAAATGGTATAGGTACTCGTTTAGATTCATTTAACTCATCATTAAACGCGATATTATCCACGTATAATATTAGTTTAACGCTAATTGAAACATTAGATATTGCAAGTAAAGTAACATCATTAGCCGCTAAATTTGTCCCAGCACCTCCTGGTATTCCAGGTATTGTTACTTCAACTTTAAATGATTTATTAACAACCAAATTATCTACATTATATACAACTGATGGATCTCCTAAATTATCTAAATTAAAAGCAATTTTTGATTCAGCCGCTATGCCTTTAACTATTACTAGCGGATATATTAAAACAGCAGTTAATTTATTAAGTTTATTAGATATTATAATTAAATTGTGTGATCCTAATGCTAATTTAATAAATGTAGATGATTCATTAACTAGTATAACAAAACAGTTAAATGTCGATAATAATGATTCTACCTATAAAGGATTTACGTTTGAAATAGAGGAAGTTCCTTTTAGCAATAATTTAATACGTAAACGAGCCCTTGGATTAAATAAAAGTGGAATTAAATTAATTGAAACCCAATTATCCTTTACCTTAGACAATCAGGTACTAATTGAAGAATTAAAACTAATAATTGATAAAGGTAATTTAAAAGCAGACTAATAAATATTTATAATAAACAATGAAACCAACAGATTTTAAAAAAATTATTAAAGATGCAGTAAGAGAAGCTATTCAAGAAGAATTAAAAGATATTCTTTTAGAAGCTGTCCGTGCACCTAGAATGGCTCCCGTTGGAACAGGTTTTGGAACTGTAACTGAAGCCATGACCGGTACATCTACAGCCTCACAAATTAACCAATCTAGATCACTGTACACACAAATGATGAGTGATTTTAAACCGGGAATGGAAACTATCTCAATGAATACGTCTTCTCCTACTCCTCAAGGAAATTACATACCTAGTGGAGTATCTGCAGGTATTGAAGGTACACTTCATCCTGGAGAATTAGGTTTAGATCAAATTATGGGATTAATAAATACTAAATAATGGCATTCGGTGCAAAGAAAATATTTCCAATAGATCAATACTCACGTAAAGCCGTGGGTGTTGCCTTACCTTTTAATGCACCCGCTGTATTTGACTCAACTTATATTACTAAAGACGCAATTAGAAATAATCTAATTAACTATTTACTAACTAATCCAGGTGAACGACCTTTTAATCCAACTTTTGGAGCTGGAATTAGGAATTATATTTTTGAGCAAATTATTAGTGACAATTTAGATGAAATTTCATCTAGAATAGAAAGTGATATAATTAAATACTTTCCTTCAATAAAGGCAACAGTCCAAGTTACCCCTA